CCAGCGAAGCTGCCCGTGTGTGCCGGCGTTTTTATGATCTTGTACGGCAAACAGTATTGAGACGGTTTCCCTGGACTTTTGCCGCTAAACGTGTAAGGTTGGCTTTGCTGGAACAGAAGCCTCCTGATTACAAATATGCTTATCGTTATCCTTCAGATGCTTTGTGCTTACGACAGATGTTCAACGATCATTTCAGTGGGTTGCCGCGAGACAATCAATATAAAATACTTGGATCTGATGATGGAAATGTCATTTATACCAATATTGATGATGCATGGATAGAATATACGTCAGATGTCAAAGACCCGACTTTTTGGGATGCACAGTTTATTGAGGCTTTTGCATGGAAACTGGCAGCGGAAATATCTTTTGCATTGACGTCGAATATGGGCATTACGCAGAACTGCGTGCAGGCATATAATGCTTATTTCATGGAGGCTGCAGGTGAAGATGCCGGCGAAGAGAATGTGCTGGACCCACAGCTTGACAGGCTGGCGGCAGCAAGATTTATGGGGGCATAAATTATGGCATTATATCAACTGAAATCAAGTTTTGCCGGTGGTGAGCTGTCAGCAGCAATGTATGGCCGGGTGGATATGAATAAGTATGACAGTGGTGCTGCAGAGTTGAAAAACTTTTTGGTGTTGCGTTATGGGGGCGCGGCAAACAGGCCGGGGTTTAAATTTATTGCGCAGACTTATAACAATAAAAAAGCAGTACTGATACCATTTGTATACAGTACTGATCAGATTTATAACATTGAGATAACAGCGGGAAGGTGTCAGTTTTATACTGATAGTAACATTTTGAAAAATGATGATGGTTCGCCGTATAGTATAGAAAATTTTTTTACAGACAGAGACATGGAAAATCCAGAGAAAATCAAATATACCCAAAGTGCTGATGTACTTTTTATAGTTCATCCTTCACATCCGCCGATGACGTTGACAAGATATGGAGCGTTAGATTGGCGTTTTGAAAGGATGGATATAACGGGCGGACCTTTTGATGCGTCTAATTACAACAGCTCCAGCGTAGTAACTAAAACACAGCAGTGGACGGTACCTGGTACATACATATTCCACGTTCCTGCGGGCATTGATGAATTAGAGCTTGAGATTGCCGGAGCTGGTGGCGGTGGTGGCGGAGGTATGCATCTTTCGCACAGTGGACATAGTTATGGCGGCTATGGAGGTAGAGGTGAGCTTGTTGTAATAAAAATGAAGGTTGTTCCGGATTCTGATTGTACGATTGTGGTTGGTGCAGGCGGTATTGGTGGCGTTAATGGATATTATAGTAGCAATAATACTGATGGAGCTAACGGCGGTCAATCTTCTTTTGAAGGCAATGTTGCCAGAGGCGGCGGTGGTGGCAGACGTACCCCGGGTACAGGGGATGGCGATTACGGTGCTAATGGGACTTCTTACGGTTCTGGTGGTACAGGAGGAGCGCGCGGCGGTTGGAACAATGGACGTGCTGGCACAGGATCTGCCGGTTGGGTAAAACTTTTATATAGCATATCGATGGGTGATGATGTGCAGGTAAGTGCCTCAGATGTTTATGGAAATGTAACTTTGACTGCTACGTCAGATATTTTTTCTGTCAGTGATGAGGACACTATTTTTGCTTTAACGCATTTTGTGGCCAGTGATTATAAAAAAGGTATTCCTAATACCACAGGCACTGATCTGCAGGTGAGTGTACTCCCGAAAAGTTCTTTATATGTAGAAAGTTTTGGTTTCTGGGATGGTAATTTTAGTATCGAAAAGTATGATCCTGTTTCTTTGCGGTGGGTAAAAGTACGGACGCAAAACGGTAACCGAAGCCAGAATTATAGTTTGACGGAAACTAATTCTTCGGAAAGTATTGCCAGTTATCGTGTTACTTCAACGGAATTTAATAATGGTGTTTGGAGTGGCGAAAACGAGCGACAGCGTGGTTTTATAACTATACAGTCGGTAGGTGGTGATTACACAGGGAATGTACTTATAACAGAATATATTAGTCCGACAGCAGTAAGAGGAACAGTAAAAAAACAATTAGCTTCTACTGAAGGTACTAAGGATTTTGCTTTTGCGGCATGGAATGGGACTAATGGATATCCGTGTGCAGCAGGTTTTTATGAAGATCATCTGGTTATGGCTGGTAGTAAGGGGTTGCCGCAAACTTTTTGGACAAGTAAGACTGGAGATTATTATAACTTTGGCGTTAGTATTCCATCTGCTGATGATGATGCTATTACAGCAACGCTTAACGGCGGCCAGATGAATGGTATTAAAGCGATTATTGCTTTTGGCGAGATGATACTTTTGACAGCTGGCGGTGAATATAAGGTTAGTGGCGGCGGCAAACCCATTACTGGCAGTAACGTTTTAAGTCAGCCTCAGGAGTATAGAGGTGTGTCTGATGTCAATCCGGTTACTGTCGGTAGCCGAATCGTCTATGTGCAGCAGCAGGGTAATATCATACGTGACCTGGCATATAGCTATGATGTTGATAAATACACTGGCAATGACTTAAATTTACTGGCTTCGCATTTGTTTGACGGACACAAAATAATATCTATGACTTATCAGCAGATCCCGAACAGTATTATATGGTGTGTACGCGATGATGGTTTGCTGTTGGGCCTTACCTATATTAAAGAGCAGGATGTTTATGCATGGCACCAGCATCAGACGGTAGACGGAAGGTTTGTAAGTGTATGCAGTATTGGTGGCAGAACGGAAGATCAACTATATGCAGTTATTGAACGCGGTGGCCGTTATTATGTGGAGATACTGGCAAGCCGCGATGCGAGCACTGATGTAGAAGATCAGTTTTATGTTGACAGTGGCGTTTCTTATAGTGGTGAACCAGTAACAGAAATCAGCGGGGTAGAGCATTTGGAAGGGTACAAAGTCGCGATTTTGGCAGATGGGAATGTGCTGCCGGAGCAGATGGTAACTGATGGCAAGGTTGTACTTGGTAATGCTTACAGTAAGGTACAGGTAGGGTTGCCTATTGATGCGGTGCTACGGTCGCTGCCGATTGAGTTCCAGGGTCAGGACGGGACATATCTGAGCCGAAAAAAGCGTATAGCAACTATAAATATTATGCTGAAAGACAGCCGTGGAGGTTTGTATGGCATCAACGAGAAAAAGCTGGATGAGATCAAGTGGCGCAGCACAGAAAATTATGGTGAGCCAATCAAGCTGCAGACTGGAAAATTTAAAATTACAGTGCCAGCAGCGACATGGAGTGAAACGCAGCAGGTAATTATAAAACAGCCGTTGCCGCTGCCGCTTACAGTGTTGGCGATGGTACCGGAGATAGAGGCAGGTGGTTAATGTGTATGAATTTGTGAAACCGACAAAAGCAGACGCAGAGTATATTGCGGCTAATTTGAGAGATGATAACAGGCAGGAGATAATTTGTTCTATCGGTGATAATGCTTTGACTGATATTTTGCATGGGTTAGCAGGAAGCGATGAAGTTGGGTGTTTGCGTATAAATGGCAAAGCAGCTGCTATCTATGGCGTTCAAAAGGCATCAGTATTGAGTGATGACGGGCTTATCTGGCTGCTTATGACGGCGGAAACTGAGCAGCATAAGGTATTTGTCGGGAGGCATACTAAACGCGTACTGCAGATGATTTTGCAGCGTTACAGCAAGGTGTATAACTGGTGTGATGCGGGTAATGAGAATATCTTGAAATGGCTGCGCTGGTTGGGTGCAAAAATGGAAGGGCCGATACCTCATGGTGTTTATGGAGTTCCACATTATTATTTTGAATTTGTTCGTTAAGCTATGTGAATAAAAAAGCGGCGTTTACTTGGTAAAAGAATGGAAAATTTAGCATGAAGTTTAAAGGAGTGATAAAGGTGGGAGTTACGGCAACGATTATTTCGACATTGGCAGGTGGTTGGCTGATGGGGCGTGCGGAGCAGCGGCAATATAATGCGGCGGCAAAGCAGGCAGAGGCTAATGCGCAGATTGCTTATAATAATGCAGAGAAGCTGCAGGCCCAGGGAGAGGAACAGTCGCAGAATAATGCGGTTAATGAGGAAAATAAACGCCGCAGGCTGGCACAATTACAAGGTCAGCAACGTGCTGCTATTGGCGCGGCTGGAGTAGCTTTGTCTGGCAGCGCTTTAAATGCTATGAGTGACAGTGCATATAACCAAGAGATGGAGCTGGCGATAGAACGTTATAACGGTCGGCAGAAGGTGGATAATTATTTTCAGTCGAGTACAGATAATGTGAATCAGGGCGATGTTTATAAGCAGAATGCGAACGATTACAGGAAGGCTGGCAAAAGGGCGATGATGAACAGTATGCTGATGAGTGGTCTTTCACTTGCTGGTAATCTGTACAATTCAAAGAGCAGTGGTGCGCAGGCTAGTACGTCAGGCAATGCGGCACAGTCATATGGTAAGGGCGCTGATGGAAGTTACAGTTGGGGAAACAATAATTATATTGGCTATGTAGGACCGCAGAAAAACTATCAGCAGGTTTACGGTACCGGTACCGGTTACAAGTGGAGGTGATGATATGGCAGTGATCAATATTTTTGAATCTTCAGCGCAGTTGGGGGCACCTGTAAATAATCAGGCTAATTTCAGACCGGACAGCAGCGGTATAATGGCGGTTGCCAGACAGGATGCCGGTATCGCAAAAACAGTAGTGGAGGGCGGCAATAAGCTGTATGAACAGATGGCGGTGGCCGATGTGATGAAGGCTAATAACGATATCAATATGCGTATGAATGAAGTGCGGAATAAGCTATTGCAGAACAAAGAACAGAATGCCCTGAACAATATGACTGTTTATGAGGAAGAACGGCGTAAAATTATAGACGATGTGGTAAAAAATGGACCGGCGTCGCTGCGTAGCGGAATTGGTAATAGGGCTTTGATGGCAACGGTGGAAAAAGATTGGACTAGCCGCAAGGATTTTATGGAACGGTACCAGTACAACGAAATGGAAAAATACCAGGATACGCAGCTTGGCAATCAGTATAAGCTGGGGCTGAAAAACATTGCGGATGAATATATGAGTCCGGAACAGGTGGAAGAGAATATTAGGCGCGGCGAAGCTATGACGGCTTATCGCTATATGAATTATGGACCGGAAAAAGTAAAGCAGATGCAGGACCGTTGGCGCAGCGCATCAGTGGCTACGGCTGTGCAGGCCAGCCTGACCGCCAATAATTATGACAGGGCAGGACAGCTGCTGCAGGGTTATGGAGATTATCTTGACCCGGCAGCGAAGATGCAGTTTGATAAGGTGATCCAGGAACGGAAAAAGAGTGATAGCCAGATTTTGGCATTTGATGATGTATATAAACAGTATGGTAATGATATTGAAGGTGCGCTGAATTTTATCAAAAGTAATACTGGTATGGCAGATACTGCTGCCGGTATTACTTTTGCACGCAGTAAAGAGGGCGAGCAGTGGGGAGATAATACGTGTGCGATTTTTACCAGTGCATGTATTACTGCAGCCGGCGGCGATGAGAGGCTGAAAAGTACGCTTTCTGATGGGACTTACCCTAATGCAGAGGAGTTGGGGCTGATGTTCAGCGACCGCAAGCAGCTTCGTGATGGGGATCTTGTGTATTGGAGTGGTACGTCGCAGCAGTATGCGGTCAGTGACGATCCAAACTCTGTGAATAGTACTGATAAGGCGTACAAGGGTATTACGCACGTTGGCGTGTATGATGCGAACACAGGCAAGGTGATCCAAAGCGGATCAAGTGGTGTAGCGGCAATCGACATTGATACATACAATGTTGTGGGATTTAGTCATATCGGAGATAGGGAACTGAGCCCAACGGAGCAGAAGCAGCAGATGGATGATTACAGGACTTATGCTGCCAGCAGGGAACGCGACAGGAGGATGGCCGATGATGCCTTGTTTAATGATTGGAGTAAAAACCTTTTTGCATGGAAAGAGCAGGGCGTGCCGTGGGAGCAGGCGATGAAAGACGCTGAGCAATGGGCCGGCAATGATTTAGATTTGTATAAAGATGTAAAGAATGCAGTAAACCTTGTTTATAAAATAGATAAAGCGCCTGGCAGTGGAGGCAGCAGTGGTGGGTTAGACTATGGTATTAAGAATGGGATGAAAAATGCGTTGGGGACAGGACAGTTCAAAAATAAGCTGGATTTTATGGAAATGGCTGCACGTATGGGAGCGTCAAAAGCAGATTATAATGCATTAGCTGAAATGTATGACGATTGGGATGCAGGAAAAGGGGAATTTGCTTATAAGTGGAGCGATATAAAAAAAGAGGTTATGGAGGGCAGCAGGCTAAAAGGCGGAGCGGAAGAAGCGCAGTGGAATGGTGCTCAGGCTGCTGGCAAGATATTTATTAAAGATTATGTGGCCAAAAATCATGTGCAGCCTTCTGATTATGAGGTCATAGACTATTGCCGCAAAGCGTTGACGGTAGAGCACTACGGCAGTTATGTAACGGATTACGGTGTGATTTGGGACAGCCGCAAGGAGTTGAATTTGAGTACAGCACAGCTGGCACGGGCTGGTATTAAGTCTGTTGAAAAAGTTTCTGATGATATGTATGAGATCACCTATTCAGATGGAAGAATCGGCGGTACGGTAGATGGCGCTTATCTGGCAGCGCTTACAAGTTATTGAAGGAGGAAATAGAGATGGATGATAAACGTTTTGAAGAGTTACGGCAGAAAGTTATGGAAGCAAGCGTCGGGATCAGTCCTTATGGGACAAGTCCAAACTATGGCAGTTCCAGCGGTGCATATCCGGCAGAGACGTTGGGATTTTTAAATAAACAGTCGGCCCATGATGAGGAATGGAAAGCTGCTAAGGCTTTTTATAATGGTATTGTTGTGCAGGGGGCAAGAGGTATTACTGGCGCATTGAAAATGGCCAGGGATTACAACGTGTATTCGCGCAGGGAGAAGGACCCGAATTATCGGCCTATGGAAGAGGGCATGGCTATTTTAGATAATATGGAAAAATCTTCAGCCCTGCAGCGCTATGATATAAGAGCTAATAGCACACTGGGACAGTTTGGACTTGATTTGACCGAGGGGGCAGGTCAACTATTGGGGCAGGTTGGGGCGACAGCATTGACAGGCGGCGCGGGTGGTTTGGCTATTATGGGCACACAGATCGCTGGGAATCAGTATCTTGATTTACGTAATGCAGGCGTTGAAGTGCCAAGGGCAGCGATAGCCAGTTTAGGTAACGCTGCCCTGCAGGCGCCAATGGAACAGTTGTCATTGGGCAAAATGATGAAGGCGCTCCCTGCTGGCAGTTCTTTGAAAAAGAAAGTTGTGCAGGTGCTTGAAAGTGCGCTGACAGAGGGGACTACGGAGTTTTTGCAGCAATATCCGGAAGAGATGGCGAATATCTATGCCATGAACAAGGGTAAAGACGTACGTCAGATGGCGGCAGAGTTCGACAGGCAGTTTGTGGATATTACGAAGGAGGCTGCATATTCTGGTGCTATTGGTGCGCTTCTAGGCAGTGGAGGCAGCAGTATCAATGTGGCACTTGAACGTCATGCACACAATGCCCAGGTTGAGGCACTGCAGGGACGTATAGATGCAGAGCGCAAAAGCGGCATCAATGCTGATTTTCTTGCTGGTACAGTAAATACTAATTTGCAGGGCAGCACTATTGCAGTTGATGGTGAAACATTGCTGCAGTATGCCCAGACAAAGAATCCGGAAGAAGTGGCAAAGGCTTTAGGGATCGAGCTGCAGGAGATTGAAAAAGCTGCCGAGGACGGGTTGAGCGTTGATGTGCTGCAGGGGAATTTTGAGGCTACAGAGTTAAAGATGCCTGGCTTTTTAGATGCGGTGCGTGATGAGATTACTTTCAGTGATGGCGGTTACAGCGTAAATAAGGAAAAGTATCAGCGGATGCTGCAGCAGGAAACGGAACAGATTAAAGTACGTGATACGGAGCTGCAGGAGCAGTTGGATACTATATTTAACAGTATGCGTGATGCTGGTGCGAATAAGCAGACGGCGATGGCGATGATGGACATGTACAGGGCGGCAGCTGTGGCGGCGAATCCTTATGAGCCGGCGCAGTATTTTAGAGATCATCCGGTTGAGTTTCGGCGGGATGGTGATGCTGCAAATTCCCAAACGTTTGGGAATTTAGAGTATTCACAGGCGGCCATGAAAAGACAGTCGTTTGATAGTATGGAAGATTTTGCTGCTGAGCTAGAGGGAAAGCCTACTGCACAGGCAAGCAAAATAGGAAATTGGGTAAAATCTTCTAAAGGTGGAGAATTTATCATTCCCGGTAGCAATTATTTGCACGTGCAAAATGGTAATCATCCTTTGAATGTGCAGCAGTGGCAAGCCGTTGTTGAAAATATTGAGAACGCAGAATATGCATATTTGGACAATGTAAAAGGTAGAAACGGTGGGAAACCTGTGCAAATAAAAATAGACACACCTCTTGGAAAAGCAGGTGTGTCTATGGAAGTTTTACCGAATGGTAAAGTTTTATTGGTTACAGCTGTTTTTAATAATGATGCAGCTATAGATAACTGGATAAAAAATAAAAAGAGCTCCCAGACCCTGGGAATTGAGTCCGAAGGACAACAAAACCGTCTTCTGGGCAGTCTCTCTTTAATTGATATTATAAAGGATAAGTTGGGCATTGTCAAAGAAGATAAATTTAACCAGACTAAAGATAAGCTGAAAACGGAAGCATTTCAAAGATGGTTTGGTAAAAGTAAAGTCGTTGATGAAAATGGTAAACCTTTAGTAGTTTATCATGGGACTAATGCTGAATTTAATACTTTTGATAAAAATAAAATTGGATTTGCTACAGATGACGGTATCTGGGGCAGGGGATTTTATTTTGGAAGTTCTAGTGATACTCCATATGGAATAGTAAAAATGCCTGTTTATTTGAAAATGGAAAATCCATTTATAGTTAATGACTATAAGACAGTTGAAGAAATAGCTGATTATCTTGACGTGTGGGAAGGAAACTTTAATTTTGATGAAAATAATAAGGTGGTGCGGTTTAGTCAGTCACAATTAGATCAAATAACGTCACACATTAAGGAAAAAGGGCATGATGGAATAATTGTAAAATTAGGTGATCAGTGGACTGAATATGTGGCTTTTGAACCCTCACAAATTAAGTCTGTTAATAATCAGGGGACTTTTGATGTTAATAATCCAAATATTTATAAGCAGACTGCGTTTCATGGATCGCCGCATAAATTTAAGAATTTCGATCTGGGTGCGATAGGTACAGGCGAAGGGGCACACGCCCACGGTTGGGGATTGTATTTTGCGAAAGACAAAAAAATAGCAAGTAATAATTATCGGTTTATTGGCAAAGCAGCGGATAATTCGGTAACAGTTGGCGGAGAGCCAATATTGGAGTTGGCTTACAGACTTGCTGATACAGCAAATTATACAAAAGACCCGGTTAAAGCACAGGAATACTACGATAAAGTTACGATTTTGGAGGACGTAGAAAGTGGAACGACTGCTGGTATCACTGTTGAAAATTATCCGGAAGCGGCAGTGAAGTGGTTCAAAAGAGAAATCAAACCGCGGGTAAGGATAAAAGGATCGCTTTTTGAAGTAGATATTCCGGAGAATAATGTGTTACTGGATGAGCAAAAGGCACTTGCTAAGCAGGATAAAAATGTTAAGCGCCTGCTGAAAAAGTTTTATGCAGAGCTGAACAATGAGCAAAAACGGATTTTGAAAGAAAATTTAAAACAGAGCTTAAAGAAGGGGAGTATGAGTGAGGAGTACGAAAAAAACGCGGCAAGAAAAAGGGAGGTAGACTTAACATTATCGAGACTGGATCGTCTTGAGCCACAGGAGGGAGAACCAAAGTATGCAGCAAAAATAAGAGAGTTTTCGCTTTCTAATTTAAAAGATGCCGGTTATGATATTGACCGTTTAAAAACAGACCAACAATATTATGACAGTATTGTTGAACCGCTTAAAGCGGAGCAAACCGCGTTACAGGAAGTGCTTACGACAGAGAAGCAAAGCATTGAGGTAGCCTACAATAAAGAGCTTGAAAAGATTGAAAAGTCAAGAGGCGCGGGGCTTTTTGAAGGCAATGTTACTGGCGGTGATTTATACGCAGCTATATCAGAGGTATTCGGCAGCGGGCGGGACGCATCCGAAGCTTTAAATGAAGCAGGCATTAAGGGGATTACTTACGATGGTGATCTTGACGGCCGCTGTTTTGTAGTGTTTGATGACGAAGCGATAAAGGTTATCAATAAGTATAATCAGGATGATGCTGCTGGCGAGAATAAGGGCGGTATTGGTTGGGATGAGGCCGGTAAGGCAATTATCAATTTGTTCAGTGAGGCGGATGCATCTACGGTGATCCACGAGAGCGGACATTTTTTTGTGGAGAATTTAGCACGTGATGTGAACGAGGGGCGAGCTACGGAGCAGCAAAGTAAAGATTGGCAGACTATGCTGAAATATGCAGAGCTCACTAATGAAGAGTGGCTGAGTATGGATATGGAGGGCCGTAGAGCGGCGCATGAACGCTGGGCAGAGGGTTTTGAAACTTATATCATGGAGGGCAGAGCGCCGAGCAGGGAGCTGCAGAGTGTGTTTAAAAAGTTTGCTGACTGGCTGAAAGCTATCTATGAGAAATATAAACGGAACACGAATGCTGTGCCGCTTAATGATGATGTGCAGCAGGTTTTTGACCGGATGCTGGCCAGTGAGGAAGATATCAGGGAAATGGAACGTATCAACGGGTATTTTTCTAAATTACCGAAGGTGATTACTGATAGCTTGTCGGAAAGCAGTAAAAAACGGATCGCTGATTATATGCTGAAAGCAGAAGATAAAGCTATTGAGCTTTTGACGAAACAGAGCCTGGCTAATTTCAGTGAGGATCGCAAGGAGCGGATAGATGCCTTTCGTGCTGATATTTTACCGCAGATACGGGATGAGCTTAGTAAAAGTCCGTTGTACAGTGCCTGTGCTGATGTTGAAGCATATACTATGGATACGCACCAAAAAGCCAAGACTGTGGCGCGCCGGTACCTGAATGAGGACGGCAGGGAGTACGCAAACTGGCGGGAGGAACTTGACGCTGTGCAGGGCGATATCAGCGACAGGCTGCTGCCGATAATAGAACAGCTGCAGTCTGGTATGAATCAGGGCGTGGCATTTGTTCGTGATCCTGAAACCGGTAAATATGTAAGGCACAGTAATAATGATTACTGGTATAGCCTGTGGTATAAGCAGCATGGCCGGATGCTGACGAAACAGGACCTGCGGCAGCTGGCGTATGATATTTATACCGGTGAGCGCAGTGATGTACTGCCAGGCTGGGAAAATGACAGCGTGGAAGCTGCAGATCATTTTAAAGATGCCAAAGCTGAGATGGATGAACTGATGCAACGTGAACAGGAGCTGTTGGAGCAAAAGGACGATGTTGGTAAATACAGATATCGTGGGCTGAATAAGGAAGATCGGATTACGTTTGATTTGTTGGCTGAACGATATAATTACAGCAGCGGCAGCGAGTTGGCACAGGAGATTATGCGTGAACCGACTTTGGAGCGTGCTATTACGCTGAAAGCTGATGTGATGGTTCAGGAGGCTTTTCCGGATATTTACAAAGAGCGGGCACTGGCAGAACAGGCAGCCAGGGAAGCGTTTTATAATGATGATACAGGGTTGGTGATAGGATTGGAGCAGCAGCTGATTGAGGATAAAGCTGCTGTGACACTGGTGCAGGAACGTAGCATTGAAGCACGGGAACGTTTGGCTCAGGCGCGGCGGCAGCAGGCGAAGCTGGCAGCGAAAAAAGAATTGACGCAAATGAGCGTGCGTGATGCTATCAGGACAGACCGGTTTATTGCTGCTGAACGTAAAGCGGCAGCGCAGGCAGCCACGGCTTTGGCTAAGGAGGATTATGCGGCGGCACTGCGTTACAAGAATAAACAGGCTTTAAATCATGCTATGGCCCGTGAAAGTTTGCTGATGAAGGATACAGTTAATAAGTATAAGCGTTATATCAACAGGCAGTTCAGTGCTAAGCGGGAGACATGGTTAAATGATGAACATTTTTCGCAGGCGGCTGCTATTATGCAGCGGATGGGTTTCAGACGCAGGGACTATGATCCTGACATGCGGTTAGCATCGCTGGCTGATTACGCTGCCAAGATGCAGGATCTGTATGATAATGTGGATATTGCCAGTTGGGTCTTGAATGAGGAAAACAGCTTGAGAAATCCGTTGCAGATGACGTTTGGTCAATTTGAGGATGTGGTAAATGCTTTGAAGAATATCAAGGCTATTGCGAAGGCCAACAAAGGCGATAATCTGTTGGGTGGGGCGATGGACTATGCTGGTTACCAGGCTGAGGCTGCGGACAATCTGCGGAAGTTGAAAACTAAATATAAACCGATTTTAGGTGAACGACAGACGGCCGGGTATTGGGAAACGTTTTTGTCATCAATGAAAAATACGGATAATTTGTTCGAGGATATGGATAACGCCAGTTATGGCTTTTTTAGTAAAACTATGGGTAGTGCAATAAAAAACAGTAATGACAGCGAAGCGATACATAAGATTAAATTTGAAGAGAGGACAGCGGCTGCGTATCGTGAATGGCTGCCAGATAAGGCTGCTGAAGAAGCAGCCGATCATAAAGAGTATTATAAAGAATTGGGGGCCAGTGCTGATAAGCATACTTTGACTAAGCTGTTGATGAATTTAGGTAATGAAGGTAATGCCAGAGTACTGTGTACGACAGTACCGGCAGGTATTGCGGCTGATTCGGAGTTGTGGGTAAATCCAGGCTATGGCGTAACGCGAGAAGAGGCAATAGAGCAAACGAAATCTAATCTGTTGGAATTTTTGGGTAAGGTACTGACAAAAGAGGATATCAGGTATGCGCAGAAAAAAGTAGATATTGCTGGGATGTACTGGGAAGAGATGTCGGCGCTGGACCGGCGGACGAAAGGTTTTGCCCCGCGTAAAGTTGAGGCACTGCCTGTAGAGATGATGCTGGCCGATGGTGAAAAGGTTGTTTTTCGTGGCGGTTATTTTCCGTTGATACGCGACAGGCAAATGGGCAGCTCGCCGCAAGGTCAGGTTCCAATAGCTGATACAGATTCACAGCAGGGCAGAAACATTAGGACACTGAGCACCAGCAACGGGAATTTGAAGGAGCGTGTGGAAGCCCTGTATCCTGTTGATCTTACGCGTGGTGCAGAGTTTAAGATTATGGATAATGCTATCCATGATTTGTGCTGGCGTGAGACGATGAGTGATTTTCGTAAATTGTTTAATGATGAGCATATGTATGGGCTGATGAAAGAAAAACTGGGGATTGCACAGCTGCAGGCGTTTAGGGAAATGCTGGAGAAGGCAGCGCAGCCAAACGGTACAGCGTCGGCCGATTTGGCTGAAACAGCGCTGAGCCAGACAGCCAGTTGGTTACGCAGGAAAACTGTAAATGCTGCTATCATGCTGAACATGAAAACTGCGGTACAGAATTTTGGTAATATCTTTTTGTATGGCCGTGTGGTTGAGGGATTTGGTTACAGCGATGTTTTGACAGCAATGGGTAACTGGCATATGAATTTGCAGAGTGCCGGCAATTATAAAAGCATGGATGAGCTGATCATGGAAAAATCAGTGTTCATGCGTGAGCGGTCGGTACTGCCGGATATTACTTTGCGTGATCTGTACGCAGAGGGAAAGATGAATAAATTGGAGCGTCAGACTGTAAAGTGGGGTACAAAGATGCTGGTGTACACGGACAATCTGACAGCGAAACCGATATGGCTGCAGGCGTATATGAAGAAGATCAACAGTGGCGCCGGTGAGCGTGAGGCAGTTGATTTTGCGGATCTGGTTATCAGAAGAACATTAGGAAGCAGCAGGATCACTGACGTATCGAGTTTGCAGCGTGGCGGTAAACTATTCAAGCTGTTTACTACCTTCCAAGGCTTTTTTAATACGCAGTTTAATCAATGGGTGCGGGAAGCTAATATTGATATGCGGTTATGGAACGAGGGACATAAAGGTAAAGCTGCGCTGAATATGACGGCTTTTGTGGCGGCAAAGTATGCGGTGTTCTGCTTGGTGAACCTGGCTCTGGCGTTTGAAGATCCGTTTGAGGAAGATGAGGACGAATGGCTGCAGATCAGTAAAGAACTTACACATTATCCGTTGAGTTTGATGGGGCCTATAGGTCAGGCCGGCAATGCACTGCTGGATCAGATGCTGGGCATGAAGAGTTACGGCTATAGGATGAGCGCCATACAGTCTACTATAGACAGCAGTTTGCGAATGGGCAAGAAGCTGCATAAGATCATCGCAGATGATGATCCGCTGAGTGATTTGATTGAACCAGCGACAGGTTTGGCTGGTACGGTTATCGGCGTACCTCAGCAACTTAATAAGTGGTTTTTTAACGCTTATGATATTTTGTTTAATGATATGGATGCAGAGTTTGGTGACGTTTACAGACGTCGGCCGAAAAAGGAACGGTAGGGAAAATAAAAAACAGCTGGTTTATCAATTTTTAGATAAACCAGCTGTTATATTTTGAAATTGTTGACGCAAGGGGGGCCCTTAGGTTATAATGAACAAAAGAGATAGTTCGACGGGTGATGACGTCAGCTCTCTCCTCGAATTTTGAGTTGAAAGAAAGGCTGCTCGCCACGAGTGGCCTTATTTCATTTACTTACGTAAAGAAATAATGATAACGATGAGCGTTGCAAATGCTACCATAAGTGACAGCGATTCGTAAACAGTCATAGTATCCTCTCCCCTCTACGGGTAGAGTAAGAGAGACCGACACCGTCAAACTATCTAGGTAGTATTATAACATACCAGGACTTAGGCTAAAAGCCAGATGATAAAAAATATTTTGTAGTGTACAAATACCCTGGATTTATGTGATACAATATCAGTGTAAAATTTTATAAGTAGTTTAAAGCACTTAGGCGCTCCGGCGCTTAGGTGCTTTTTGTTTTGGAAGGAGCGGAATATGAAAGAGGTAAATGAGATTGTAATAAAGCAGTTGGAGATATTACAGTGCAGATCTTTGGATGAAGAGATACAGACAGAGGAGCTGCTTAAGATTACAGGTAGTATGGCTGAATTGCTTAGTGCGGCCAATATGCAGGAAGAGAGTAAAAAGGATGCGCCGGCGACAGTGAAGGTTTGAAAGGGGTGATAAGTTATGGCGGTAGAAAATACCATAGTGAAAAATATTTATATGGGAAATGGCGTGACAACAGAGTTTCCTATAACATTTCAAATCGGTGATGAGCATCCAGAGTATGTGATTGTATATATTACTGACGCTACTGGCGTAACAAGGGAAACAGATAATTTTATTGTCAATCTTGAAACGAAGGTGGTTACGTATCCTAAGTCGGGGGAACAGTTACCTGCAGACTGCAAAATTACTATTTACAGGAAGCTTCCATTATATCAGCTACTGAACCTGGTAAATCAAGGACCGTTTTTTGCAGAGAATATTGAGTCAGCTTTAGATGATATTACTTTTATGATGCAGCAGTTGAGCGAGAATTTGAACCGCACATTGTCAGCCAGTGTTGATGTAGTTAATTTTAATACTAATTTCCCTGTTAAAGCTGGAAAAGGTATCAGGATAAATGATGCCGGCGATGGATTAGAGTTGACAGAAGATCCTGCCAAAGTATTGCCTTTAGCTAAGGAGATTTTAAAACAGACAGAGCAGGTTAAAGAGAACACTATTACGGAAACAACTCAGATTAAAAATGAGACCATTGAAGCAAAGAATACTGCTGTAGCTGCCGCGGAAACTGCTGCAGTGGATACCGTAAAAAAAGCATCAGAATTTCTTGATGGAAAAGTAAAAGCAGCAGCATTAAGTGCAAATACAGCAGTGGAAGCTGCAAATACAGCTGTTAGTAGTGCTAAGAATGCAGCCACAAATGCCAGTAGTGCAGTTGAATCAGCTACTACAGCTACGGAACAGGCTGATAGAGCGCAGGATATCGCTGATAGCTTAGAAGGGTTAGCCGGTATTACTGGTATAGCATCAACAGAGGAAGCCATTGCTGGTGAATCTGATACTAAAGCAATGACGCCTTCAAAGACTAAAGAGGCTGTTGCGGCACAGGTTCCAGAAATAATGCGGGAAACATTACAAAACAAAGCGGACATTATAGATGGCAAAGTACCAACAGAGCAGCTGCCTGAAATGGATTATGTACCTAATAGCGAAGTTGGCAACGCTGCCAACAAGATACCTAAATATAACACAGCAGGCCATTTAGTGTTACCGGATGGTTCTGAGTTCTGGATCGGGTGATAGTATGGCAGAACTGGTAAAGAAACTACATTTTAAGAAAAGCGGAACAGATCAGACTGCAAAGGCTTATTCTACTACGGCAGAAGCTGGACCCGAATATATTGAAAACAAAATTGACGGTATTACCTGTTATGTTCCCGTCGGTGATACTTTAGACAGCCGAGCGACTAAAGGTGAGATTGCAAAGACTGGAACCACAACGACTAAGGCTATATTGTCTACAGGTAAGCCCTTATATACGAAACTGACTTATACAACGCCGGGAACATATACCATTACGTGGCCGGCTGGTGTGACAACAGCACGTGTTACTGTAGCTGCAGCAGGAGGAGGAGGTGGTGGTGGTAATCATATGAGCCATGGACCATATTTATATGGTGGCAATGGTGGTCGTGGTGGGTTAGTAACTCAAAATATTGCTGTTATAAGTGGCGTAACAGTCCAGGTTATTGTTGGAGCAGGCGGCGCCGGTGGTGTTGGCGTTAAATATAGTAACAATCAGACTAGTGGCGCATCAGGTGGTAATTCTGCAGTTGGCAGTATTTCTGCCAGAGGTGGAGGCGGAGGATATAGAGCCACTACTCCTTACTCGGGAAGTGAGGGCTGGGAAGGCGGTAGTGATGGTGCAGACGGCGCTTCATATGGTGCGGGAGGCATTGGCGGTAGTAGAACTGGTTGGAGCGGAACAGCGGGAAGCGGGGCCAACGGCTGGGTATATATAGAGTATGGAGGCGATATTTGATGAGGTTTGCACAGTTAATATATGGCAAGGTTATTGATATACAGGACGCAGAAAGTAAGGCACAGTTGGCATTGATCTTTGATCCGTCTACATACTGGACTGATGTTACGGACATGGAGTGCGAGGTAGGATATATTGCTCAGTTTGTGGACGGTGGCGGGATAGTTTTTGTAGATCCGCTGAAACCGATTGAACCAATAGTACCGAGTTCTGTTGATGAAGCAAAGGATATAAAAAAATTGCAATTGGGCAAAGCGTTTGCAAAACGCAGAGATGCGAGGCGTTTTGTTGAGGTAACGCCTCAGGTTTTAGCGGCTGATGGCAGCGTTTCGGAGGATGCTATCGTATACGGTTTTGATTGTGAGCCAGAAGATATAACAAATTTTATGGCAGCTTTTACACCTTTATTGGTTGCTCAATCTGGGAGTGTTACTTATAAGGTTTGGCTGGAGAACGATATTAAAGGAATTGTTGAATTAAGTTATATGGAGATGCAAAAAGTTTATAACGAGGTAAGGTTCAGTCAAATGGAAGCATATGCTTGGTATGAAACATTGAAGATAGATATTGAGAGCTGCACTACTATTGAAGAAGTTGAGGCTGTGAAATGGTGAAGAATTTGTATGCCTGTAAATATGCTCCTGCATTTGGTTATGATGATCCGCTTTCGACGATAGGAAGAATATTTTGGCAGTGGTCTGAGCCGGACCGATACGGTTTTTTGAATGAGTATTCACCTTATAACTTTAAATCCATGAAAACTGATTTGCCAACAGGTAAAAAATTTGGACTGGATTTCAGAGAAATTTGTCTGAATATAGCAAGAGAAATTATTGTCAGCGCCAGTGGTAAGAAAATATGTGTCTTATGGTCGGGCGGGGTCGACAGTACGGCAATCGTATGTGCACTATTGATGGCCGGAGTTGATCCTAAGCAGTTGATACTTGCACATACTCATATGTCGGTTAGAGAATATCCATATTTCTTTTTATTAATGAAAGAAAAGCTTAAAATAAAATCTTTGCAATATTCGTGGTCATTGAGCTTAAAACAGTACGAAACAATGGGTCCAGATGTATTGTTTGTTACTGGATGGTGTGCGGACCAGCTTTTTGGCAGTAATGTCAACCAAAGATATCCAGAGCTATATCGGATTGATTGGAAAAATGGATTTAAGAAGATGATTAAAGACAGGGATATAAAAGGTGAGGCTTCGGATAAGCAGATTGATGAAAATTTATATAAGTTTGGTGTCTATGCTGATAAGATCGGGCTGCCGATAAAGTATACTTGTGAAGCATTGTGGCTATTTAATTTTGCTATAAAGTGGAGCCACGTAAGCATGGATTTGAAGTTGACGCTGACTGATTCTTATCAAAAAGAAAATGTAATTAATTTTTATGAGGACATGGATTTTCAAGAATGGTCAATTGAACATTATCAGGAGTTTTATTTACACAATCAATCTACGGATGTGGCTAATTACAAAAGGCCGCTAAAAGAGCTGATTTATGAATATACCAAAGATAAGGCTTATCTTGAAAATAAAGGGAAGGTCAATTCGTGGTGTAGTGCGGTGGCCAGGATTCAGTATTCGCCGTTTTGTATTTTGGATGATGAAGGTTATCACCATTATGACTTGCTGGCAGAAACAGAAGCCAGTATAAAGTATACAGAGTTGCTTGATAAACAGGATGCTAACAGACGTTATTATTTGAAAGACTACTTGAAGGAGGTAGTAGATATTGAAAGATTTCTTGCTGTGGAAAAACGCAAATGAGTGGTTTTATGCCGCATCTGTAGCAGCAACGTGGATCTGGGCTCCGGCTATATTTGTGGCAAGTGATAAAGCGTATTTCGACGGTGTATGGGGCTTTTTAATGTTTCTGATACCTAATATTTTGACCTTAATTCTATTTGCTTATTTTGCAGAAATGGTGCGCAGTAAGATTGATGGGTTTACGCTTGTTGATGCGATTGCTGAAGTTGTCAAAGGGCAAAAAAGATTGCATTTGACAGTTTCAGTCATTGTACTGATCTGTTCTACCTGTGTGCAGATACTTGGTTTGCATACTTTATTTTCAGCATGGTTTGCAATCCCTAAATGGGTTTCTGCTTCGGCGGTATCGGTGCTTGCACTGGCAATGGTTGTACGCAGCGGGATAAAAGGATCAATACAGACCGATGCTGTAAAGTATGTAATTATGCTTTTGGCAGGGGTGGTTCTTTTAGTACCAACAGTAAATGCTAATCCGCAGATCAGATTAGAGGGGATGCATAACAGCGGTTTCATGGAGTTGGCAGCTGTATTTGGCGTATCGACAGCGGTAGGTTTGTTTTCGGCTCCATATGCGGATCAGACTTTTTGGCAAAGGGTTTTCTCAATAGAAAAAGGTGAAGTGAAAAGTACTTTTTTACGCAGTGCTGTGTTATTTGCGTTGATACCGCTGATTTTTGGTTTAATTGGTTTTTATCAAATTTCTGCTGATGTGAATTGGAGTATAGGGCAGGCGTTTGGCAGCGGGGCTTTAAATGCTGTGTTGGCGTTTTGTGTGGTAGCGGCTCTGCTATCTACTCTTGATTCCAATTTATGCGCTATTGCCAGTATTGCTTGCAGAGAGTTTGGTTGTTCGATTAATGGCGGCCGGGCGGCGATGATAGCATTGATGACGGCTGGATCGCTGGTTATGATAGCTACAGAGGTTACGATAACAGATTTGTTTTTGCTTTACGGGACAATCAGAACTTGTGTAGCATTACCGACAATTTTGATTATTTTAGACCGCTACGATACGCACAGGTTATTTTATAGTACACTGGCCTGTATATTAGTAGCACCACTTGGTTTTGTTTTATGTCCAGGCTATAAATGGTTTTTTACGATTTTGGCATTACTTATCCCCCTGACAGGGTTTAAACGATGCGGTGAGGTGAGAAGATAATGGCGTTATTAAATACAAAATTATATATCAAACAGGATGGCGGTGCCAACGGCTGGGTTTATGTAGAATTTTGTGGAGACATTTAAATAGGGATTATTTTGATTTAGGCGGTGCAGAGATGGCGGATGAAACGATTAGGCGGCTTTTTGATAAATTAGATCAACTTAGTCAGCAAAATGCCAGGGTAGAAGTTTTACTAGCAGAAAAAGAAAAAGTTTGCGAGATGAAGTTTGAGCAGATAGAAAAATTGGAAACGCGGGTATCGCTCCTTGAAAAAAGCCGATCACTGTTTAGCGGCGGGTTGGGTTTTGCAGCGTGGGCAATATCAACTTTGTTAATGTTACTAGGGGTGGTGTACAAATGATTGCAAAATTCTCGGAAATGTTAAAAGAAGGCGGTGTATATAGTTTAACGCGCATTTTGGCTTGTATTGGCTTTGCAGCATTTTTGATAGGCAGCTGCTATTTGATTTATAAAGGGCAAACTTGGGGTAATTATGAAACCTTTGCCACTATGACAGGCGGCGGTAGTGCGGCAACACAGATTGCTAATAAGTTGATCAACAGTAAGTTTAATAGTGATCCAGGGGAAGTGGGTAAGAAAATTGGAAAAGGAGATGAGAAATAATGTTAAGTGAACATTTTAGTGAAAGTGAAATGAGCTGTCACCATTGCGGGCAGCTGCCTGATGGAGGGATGAGTAATGTGCTGCTGGAAGGGCTGGAGCGGCTGCGTGAAATCGTGGGCAAGCCGATCAATGTAACTAATGGTTACAGATGCCCGGCACATAATGCGGCTGTAGATGGCGTGTCTAATAGCCAACACGTACAGGGAACTGCTGCTGATAATTATGTTGACGGGATGGGCGTGTATGAGCTCGCGATGGTGTGTCGTCAAATTTTCGACGGCGTAGGCGAATATTATGGTGATGAATTCGTACACGTCGATATGAGAGACGGTGGAGCATCTACCGGAGTATATCTTTGGGACGATCAAGAATAAAGGAGAATTTAAAATGCAAAAAATTATTGATTGGTTTGTAAAAACAACGGAGGATTTAAAGGAGTTTGACGCTCATATGCAGGAAGAGATACAGCGTTACGCTAATAAGCAGTGCAAAAAGGCGTTTATCGTTGGTGCTTCTATTGGCGCCATATTAGGGTTTATTCTAAAGTCAGTAGTATTTTAAAAATTACCAAAGTTGATTCTTTGGTTTTTACAGCGACATAGGGACAGGTATCGTACGCGACCTGTCGTGCTTATCGCTGGGCGACATACAAATTCTGGCGGCAAGGACACTTGCTGCAGGGCAATGGCACAGGCCGCACCTACCGCTGGATGTATGATTTTATTTAATAATTTGGAGGTAATTTTATTATGAAAAAATATATTAGAACAAATATCGTTGAAGCAAAACCGATGACCAGAGGTGAATATAATGATTATCGTGGTTGGACCTTGCCGGCTGACGAAAATGGAGAAGATGCCGGGTATTTAGTGAAATACCATGATGGCTATGTATCTTGGTGTCCTCAAAAAGAATTTGAAGAATGTTCTCGAGAAGTTACTGGTATGAATTTTGCTTTTGCAGTGGAAGCTGTTAAAAATGGCAAGAAGATTGCTCGCGATGGCTGGAATGGTCGAGGAATGTTCGTTGTTTATCAGAAGGGCTATCCACAAGGGATACCCTGTAATAAGCAGACTGCTGAAGCATGGGGATTGAAGGAGGGGGATTTGTTTATTTGTCGTCCGTATTTGCAAATAAAAAATGTGGATGGTTCCCATTCTATGTGGGTTCCTTCGATTGGTGATGTACTGGCAGATGATTGGGTGTTAGTTGAATAGGTGAGGGTATGCTAAATGAAGAAAAACAAATTCGCTATAGCAAGTGGTTTATTTATATTATTGTTATTTGTGCTTTTGGTGTTGGTGCCTGGCATTTGTTTGGCGTCGGAGGAGTTGCCGGAAACTATAACGATGTCCAGGGAACAGTACAGGGAATTAGTGACGATAATCGACAGACAGGACAGTTTATTGACGGAGCTGCAGAACATGTCAGCAGTGCAGTCAGCGAACTCGACAGAGTTGACGAAGCTAATCGAAGAGCAGCGTTTATCTTATCAGAAGATCAGAAGCGAATTAACGCTTGCGCAGGAATCATTATCGAACTCCAAAAAAACAATAGCCGAGCAGAACAGATCCTTGCAGACGTTGAGCGAGCAAATAAAACACCAGCAGGCAGTCAGTAAGCGCAAGGAGATACAGACTGCTTTGTGGAGCGGTTTAGCTGGTTATGGATTGGGACGGCTGATGAGTACTTAGGCAGGTGATGATATGGAGACTTGCAGGTCGCAGGCGCGGGAATGGCTTTCGCAGTCTACCAGGCAGGAATTTGATGCCATTATTGCGGAAGCTAAGCTGACACCGCGGCAGATAGAGATTATAGAGTTCAAGTTTATTCACGATCTTAAAAATTACCAAATTGCTATGAAAATAGATACGTCGGTACAGACAGTTGAAAGAGACCTGCAGCGGGCGTATGATTCAGTCAAGAAAGCATTACAGGCAGTCACTTAATTGTGGCTGCTTTATTTTTTATATCCAAATGAGGGAATTATGGCGGTATTGTTAAGGTTTGCGTTGCTCAAAATAGCCGATAATAAAGGTAAGATGAAACGAACGGAGGCGAGGTTATGACTGAAAATATGTTAGGTATCGCCAGCAATACTGTACTTACGGCATATCCGCAAACCATTACCTGCGTATTGAACGGAACGAATATTATTCAGGTTGATTTTTACGGTAATAAGCAGAAAATCGGTGTTACGCAGGCGGCTTATGAAGAGCTGGAAAAAATCAGTAACGAGTATTATAACAAGCTGGTCGAACTACAAGTAATCACTCCACCGAAAACACCGGAAGAGCTGCAGCAGGAGCAGACCCAGCTTATGGTAGATATGCTGAAAGAAATGCAAAATATGAAGCGTGAAATTGAGGTGCTGAAAAATGATCAATCCACAGGCAGTAGCCCAGATGTTGCGGTTAAATCAACAGGATACGAACCGCCTTGCGGAAGCATGGGCGACGGCGGCGAACATAGCGCATAAAGTCAATAGCAAGGGTGATGCTGTCAGCGCTTTATCGCAAAATGGCGTTGGCTCGGATATTGTAGCTAAAGTAAATGGATACCTGAATAATCCTATGGCCGGGTTTATTGCAAAGGCGGCCGGCATTGATTTGGATAAAGTAAAAAATATCGTTGGTGATCTGCAGGGCAGTAACATCTCTGCTGGACAAACTCCACAGTCACTGCCGGCAAATGACAGCTTAGCAAGGCTACGTGCAGGGTTACAACAGCTAAAACGCTGATGTGATAAATATTTTACGAAAGGAGTTTTTATAATGGACGAAAAATATTCTGGCGGTTTTAACACCTGGGGGATTGCGATCTTTCTGATCATCCTGTTCGCAGCTTTTTTGGGCCGTGGCAACTGGGGCGGCGGTAATCCTACTCAGGTTGCTATGCCTATGAATGGTTGTGGCGTATCTGCTTGCCAAGTTGAAAAACAGGAGATTATCGACAGTGCCCGCACTCAATTTTTGATTGAGAACACTGCTCGTCAAACTCAGGAACAAACTATGGCCGGTTTCGCTGCTCTCGGTACCAAGATCGATTTTTATGAGTATCAAAACCTGCGTGATCAGCTCGCACAGGAACGCACAAAAAATGTGGTACTGGAAAACCGTGTCTACAGCGACGCTAAATTCGGCGTAGTTGAAGCACAGTTGGCAAGTATTGCCTGCAAGATGATGCCGAAACCTGATGTCACTGGTGTTGGTGTAGTATCGCCAAACGCCGGGATTCTTAACGGTTTGGGAATCAACAGCTTAAACAACGGCTGCTGCATGGGTTGATATTAGTAAGGCTCCGTCGTAAGACGTGATAAAGGGCGGAGATATCCGCCCTATTTTTTATAGGAGATGATAATATGTGTGGAAATAATGGATGTAAAGTATGTCCGAATTTAGTTGCCAGTACTGAAGTGGCTGTTGCTGATAATGAGCTGCAGATCACTATTCCGGCGATGACAATAAATAATAATGAAAAGGTTTGTCTGCTGATCGCGCAGGCAATACCTGCAGGTGCCGATATGCTGCCGGTAGTTTTATTAAATGGTACCGGTGGTATTGTGATTCAGATGATCAATCGCTGTGGTGACAGCGTGAGAGCAGATCAGATTAAAAGTAGAAAAATTTATAATGTGCGCATTATGACTGAGCCTGCTTTAGCGGTAGTACGCAGCAATAATCTGTGTTGCACAGCTTTTGTATGGCCGCAGATTACGCCGACACCTGCACCATCCGAAGCTTCGGCAGCTAAGTCTAAATAGGAGGAAGAGATATGAAACCTTTAGATGCGTTACTTGTTGGTGTAGGGATTGGTTTTGTGTCATTTACGCCGGAAGGCAGGAAAATGGGCAACAAGATTGTCTGCCATATGAAGCATAAGTATTTAGGTATGGATGACGAGCATGAAGAGCCTGAACATCGGTTGCATTTTGACGAGCATCTGGCCAAGAAGGCTGTTGCCGAGATGGAAAATGTTGACGGCAGTAGCGGTGAACATTGGACGATTGAAGAAACTACAAGGGTTATGGAGCAGAACGGTATCAAGGTTAACAAATATGATTGGTACTATTTGATGAATATGTTGCATAGTGATTACTCCAATATTTGGGGAGAAGATGTTGCACAATATGTCAAATTTGGTAAAGCTTATATAAATGATCCGGATGCTAGCGAAGGTAAAGTATTCTGTTTGTGGAAGGCAGGAAAACACCACTGAAAATATAAAAAGAAACGGTAAAACTGACAGCCTGCTGACAGCCTACCGTTTCTTTTTATATCAATTTATATCAAAATATTTGCCCTAAATCATTTGTTTTTTTATATGCAGGCTGTCAAATGGCTCTGAAAGTGGCTCTACAAGCCAAAAATAAAACTTAGGATCTAGCGCCTTCGGCGTGCAGGTTCGACTCCTGTCACTCGCACCAATCAAATTATAAAGCTGTAGAATCGTTAGATTCTGCAGCTTTTATTTTTTACACTTGCTGATTATTGAACTATTAAAGTTCAGGGGCTAGCGAGTGTATTTTTTATTTGAGGCTGGTAGGAACTGGTGGAGAAATAATTAAGATTAATGTATAATATATGAAATAATAAAGGATATTAATTTTCTAATAGAATTAAAAACTAAAAAGTTATTGACAAAAACAGAAAATAATATTATATTAATACTAAAGAAAATATCATTAACAGCAGATAACAGACTGGGATATTTCGATTAACAAATGCGTATTCGGGCGCTGACCCCGTAAATAAAAAATATAGGAGGATAAAGACATGAGAAGTATTACAACATTAGACCTGCAATATGCCCATAGATTTTATGGGTTTAAAGGTGAAGCACAGTATCTGCATGGACATTCAGGTATTCTGACTATTGAGGTGGAAGATTCTGTCGAACCAGGTGTCAATATGGTATTTCCCTGTAATGAAATTCAAAAAACTGCCTGGGACGTTTTAAAGAACTTCGATCATGCACTGATTTTGAGGGAAGATGATCCGCTACTGCCGGCAGTACTTGATGTTTACGAAAAACAGGGTATCCGTAATGGCGCTCCGCAGAACCAGATGAAAGGTGCGGCTTTCAAGACAGAGCTGGCAACAGCATACCCGGATTGTCGTCTTGTGGTTACAAAAGAAACTATGACTGTCGAGGGCATGATCAAGATCGTTTATGATCTGCTTAAAGACAAACTCAATATTGCGAAAATAACTTTTGTCAGCGGTGTCAATACTGCTTCGGCAGAGTTCACAACCAAGAATCAAATTGATCGTTGCCCGCTGTGTGGTATTGCCTTGAATGAAAATGGTGTTTGCCCGAAGTGCGGCTATAAAAAATGATAGTATAGAAATAATGAAAACAGCAGGCCTATAAGGCCTGCTGTTTTTTGTTGGGATAAGATGGACGAAGGGTTAGAGGATATTCATATTAAAATTACTGGAGGAAAATAAAACAACAGCAATTTAAAGCAGGATACAGGGAAAATTTTTATTTGTATCTTGACTTGGAGTGAGCTTTAAGTGTTATGATTGATAAAAGAGGAACGCATAGGTGTTTGTAGAAAAAATAGTGTTTATTTTACCATAGCAGAGAATATTACAGCGACGTGAAATTAGATAGCTAAAGTTTCTGCTTTAAAGTATATATGGGGGAAGGTTTGTT